CAAAAGCAAAATGAGCATCAAAGCTCAATAAATAACATGAACCTTTTTGACATACTTGAGATGTTGATTGATTGGTGTGCGGCGTGTAAACGTCATGCTGATGGAGATATAAACAAAAGCATTGAGATAAACACGAAAAGATTTAATTTATCTCCACAGTTGGTAAACATCTTTAAAAATACAATTCCCTCTATTAAGGATGGATTTGAAGATTTACATACGCAAAAAGATATTTACTAACAATATTCTTGCGGGTGTTAAAGAGTTAATGTTGTATCACCCGCAAGAATCAAGAATTGTTTAAAGTTGTTGGGGTGTTAAATAATCAGAGGGGAGAATTAGGAAAATTGAGAGGTGGGAGTTAAGGGATCTTATTTCCCGCACAACAAACCGCATCCAGTAAAAGCAAGTTCATTGTCGATTTCTATACCACCAAACAATTGACTGTTCATCCGGTTTTCAATATGCTTACAAACTTGTTTTACCCGCTTATCAATGATTTCGTCCTTGCGTTTTAATAAATCAGGTAAATTGTACTCCTTTAGCCATGTATAACCCTCTTTCCCGTGAGACTGTTCTAATTTAGTGGCATTCTCAAACAGGTCTGGGTGAACATCCTCTAACCAAATAAATTCATACTGCCGTTGGAAGAAACAGAAATAGCAATTTGATCGACTTCTCCCTGCAAACAAGAAATCAAATTCAATCTCGGAAATACAGTTTTTCCAGTCAAATAAAGGGCATCGTTTAGCCATCTCCTCACAGACTCGGTTATACAATGCCTGCCAGAAGAAAGTGGGAGGTTTTAACCCTTGAGAATTACAAATAGACAAAACCATAGGGAGTGTTATACCTAATTCTCTTAATGGGTATTTAGGAACAATATTACTATGGGGAATATAGCCTATTCTGGTCGGTTCATCGGCACGGAGTCCGTAATAGACTATTACGGACTCCTGTTTTTTAAATAGTTTTTCAAATGGCTTTATCTTGCCACTGGAAGTACAAAACCGCATCCGACGCGATGGAAGGATATTGTATTTTTTTATTATATCTTCAATACTTTCCCCAACTCGCTCAATCTCCCATCCCATCTTTAACTCAACTTTGTTGATCCATTCGTAGGTTTCTGGAAGTTCCGCCCCTACGTCATTAAATACATAGCGGTAGTCAAGATGTGGTGCATTGACCGACTGAACAATTGCCGTCGCCAATGAATCTTTTCCCGATATAGGGATAACATGAGACATTCCGTTTAACAGTAGTGGTATAATAGCCATAGTTGACCTGCGTTTTAGTGTTAGGTTGACTCAATCCCCAAGCATTTCCGGTGCTGTGGGGATACTTTTTTATTATAACAAATTATATCTATATTGAAAAGGAAAAGGAATATTTTGATATTGCTTGCGATCGCATCTCCCAACCCAGGGAATGTTCAGAAACAGAGTTAGAAACTATGGAACTAAAACAACCGGAATTTAAGCAATTAAGTTTGTTTGACGTGGCTTAATTAACAGACAAGCTAATAAAATATTGATATAATTAATTAATAGAAACGCTCCTCGCGGTGTTCGACGCACCCAGGAGCCGTAACCATTAATTAAGGAAATAGTCACAATGACAATTAAATCACAACGGGCGACTATCGAATATGTAGAAGGAATTTCTGTTGATGGGTACATGATGCCCAATGGCGAGTTCCGAGTTGGGATGGTTGGGGCGAGTTTGGCTTTAGGGTATGCGGAAAACTGGCTATACCGACTTACTGATAAAAAAGGGAGAACACTCAAAGCCCTTCAGGGTATAGGTTATACCGGCTTACCGGTTGAGGCAGAACTAGATTCCATCAACGGCGGTGGCACAAAGGCAACGACGATCTCCCTCTCGGACTGGCAACGGCTCAAAATTTACGCCGCGCAACAGGGCAAAATGAAAGCCGTGGCGTTGTTAGCTTATCAGTCCTTATCATCCGACGCGGATCTGTTTACGGATGCCTTCGCGCTCCCTAGATGGACTGTTGAACAAAAACGGGCGATGTACTGTGCCGAATTAGCTAAAAATATCAATTGGCTCGAAGAAGATAGACAGGAATGGCGAGTCATTGAGGAACAAGAGGCGTTTATATTGAGCATGAGCTAATCAAAAAATAAACCCTCTAAATATTTAGAGGGGTTAATCCCATGAGTAAACATTAATAAAAAATGACTACACCAACGGATAGATACGCATCCGCACTAAAAGAACTCTCCTCACTCCTTGGGGGTCAAATAGCCTATCACTTTCCTGATTATCAGGCAATATTAGATAACGTGCAGCCACGGGGTACAAAAGCCCTTTTTAGACAGCAAACTCGTTTAATGGCTGTTGTAGAAGGGGTTGCCATTATAAAGATCAATAACTCTACTATAAAAGAACTAGCCTCTACTCATCGCCATTCAAACGCATTGACTGAAGCGTTTAAGTCTTATTATGATGGCGAGAAAATTAACCTTGTTTTTATTTGTGACGACGACATTATAAAACCACCGCCAAAAGAATTGCCAAGAGACAAGAATGGACAGGCAAGTATTTTTGACATCCTGGAAAGTGAGTATTTTAAGAGTTCACCAAAAGGAGGTATTCTTACCAATCCCAAGCCAACTAAATAAAAATAACCATCTAATTCGGGAATGCGATCGCACGGAGTCGAACCGTGCTAGGAGCTAACCTGCGATCACTTAAACATATTCTAGGATCGCCCCATCGGGGAAATCCGAATACATCTCAGCCTTCTTTGCAAAATCCAAGAAGTCCCTATGGATGAATACGTCAGTACCATTAAAGGTACTCAGGACGTACCCAGCCTCCTCCATCTGGGTTCTGTACGCCCCCACCGCCTTTTTGTAGTCTGAGGAGATTTTCAACCCCTTTTCCAGTGTCATGGTGCTCCTTTGTGTTGGTTAAATCCCTTTCGGGAATGCGACCACTGGGAATCGAACCCAGTCAGGGGCTAACCTGCGGTCGCTGTCTTAGTCAACAAGATCGCACTTTGCTGTCATCTTGTTTCCGCATGGAAAATCCGCACAAACGGATTGATACAGCGGGTTTTTAGTCCCAAAGGCTTTTGTGACAGTTCCCTGTCCATAGACAGGGTGATTGATAATGTCCCCGACTTTCAATAAACCCGTCGAGGGTTTATTGAAATCCTCCAGGTATTTTTCAATAACCTTGATTGCTTCTGTGTAAAAATGCTCCCGTTGGGGAGTGTAGACCTTCTCCACTTTTTCGGTAGGCAAGTCTAAGACTGCCAAATCCGCCACAGTATATTCCGTGATTTCCCCATAGCCCGTTTCATAGGCGATGGTAGTGGCACTGGGAAACTTGGGTTTTCCCTCAATAACTTCCCCAAACTGATTCACGGCAACTAAAGCCGTGTAGGTGACAGTCACAGAATATTCATCAGCCACAAAATGAGCTTTATTGGGCTCGCTCCCAATCATGTTTGACAGCCCCCGCATCCCATCGGGGGATTCTTTGCGACGGGTGGGGCGGGCGGTTTTTTGGTAACCACCGTGTAGTTTTTCGCAGGTTATTACCTGCTGTTTTTGTTCGTGGGTTGTCACCCATTCTAGGGGTGTCACCTTAACTGAATTTGGTAACGGGGTGACGCTACCAATCGCGTCACCGTCTTTCCAGACGTTTCCTCTGTTGTCAACGTGACATCCCTTTGTAGGGAGTTTTAGGGCATCACACCCCAGATTATTATTCCATTTCCACTCAGGGGTTTTTGGAGCTTTGGCGGTTTTGGCGGTTTTGGTTGCGACTGTCATGGCGTTATGTCCTCTGTGCGTTGTGTACATAAATTCTATAATATACGCATACTTTAGAAATTGTCAACCTTTTTTTAAAAAAATTTTATAAAAGGCTTGTAAGTCTTGTGGGGCAATGGCTCCACGGGATAGGCGTTCGACGAACTCACTCCTGGACACTCCCAAGAGCGCAGCTAATTTATCAAGCCGTTGCCACGCCGTGTCGGTCAAACTCAGATTGTGAGGCTTTTTCTTTTCCCCATAGTCGGGGACTCTGTTTATATAGTCGCGCATTGTGCCATCTCCTGCTGTATTTATATATTTCTATACTATACGCATTGGCAAATTAAATCCATTATCAGGAGCAATTGGCAACAGGTAAATCAAAAAAATATTTTGATTCTGTATTAAAGAGATATAAAAATCAAAATATTTTTTGATATAATCTATGTGTTGATATTCTTATAGCAACGGAAATGGAACCAACACAGCTAACAATGGAGCAAGAATTTAAACTTGCGATAATTAAACGTAATGTGGATATATTGACATTGGAGGAAGCTAGAGAATATATAATTGAATTAGTACGGCAAGGTATGATTAAAGATGATTTGATTAAAAATTGGATGAGGATGAAATGAGTAAATTGATTGCTTTTGAAGGAATTGACCGCAGTGGGAAAACAACCCAAATTAGAAAACTTTGCGACCATTTCACGGCGTTAAAGTTAAAATTTTACATCACAAGAGAACCCTGTGATTATGACGTTCGGTTTGAATTAAAGAATGGGCTTTTGACACCGGAGCAGCAGCTTAAATTAATCCTGAAGGATAGGATTAAACACAATCCCACGATTAAATATTTGTTAGAAGATTCTGATTTGGTATTGTGCGATCGATACACGGATTCAACGCTTGCTTATCAGGGATATGGACACGGGCTTAATTTAGATAATTTAAGGAAGCTAAATCACGAGGCGACGGGGGGAATTGATCCCGATATGGTGATTTTGTTCGATTGTCCTGTTGAGGTGGCGGTGCGCCGCGATCTCGACAAACCTCTGGACAAGGTTGAACGAGACTTGCTTTTTTTAGATCGGGTTCGCTTCGGATATCTGGAATTGGCTAGGCAAAATAACTGGATTATAATTGACGCAACGCAAACAACTACGCGAATGTTTCAGGAAATATCTGGCATTCTGATGGGGATTATTCCTGTCCCTGTGATTAGATAAACAGCAAAAAACCAGGGAATATAAACCCCTGGTTAGTTTTAATTTGATAATGTGTGTGGTTTAGTCAATACAAGCGCATAGCTTGTTATTCTCTCCAGTTTCAATAAGTGCTTTTTCCATCGGGGTTAAGGCTCCAATATCTCCCCATGCGTATTTAGTTCTCCCCAAGCCCTTCAAAGACCTTAGATCGGCGTTTTGTTCCATCTCAACAGCCCTTTGATATAGATCGGGGTGCTTTTCCTTTAGTTCAATAATCTCGCTAATCTTTCTGTTCGGACAGAAGAAACAAGATGATTTTGATGGAACAGGAAAACCAACCGACTTAATCAGAGCGTTGCAGTTTTCTTGGTTTAGACCCCATTCAATTAAAGGGTATTCCTGTCTAATTCCTTCCCATATCATCTCTCGGACTTTGCCGGATTTGTCTAAGAGTCGTCGCAGTTCCCCCACATGAATCCCTACAAATTGCCGAGGGATTGACCTAATATCATTCTCTAAACAATATTCTTTAGTTGCTTTTTGTATTGGTTGAATTTTCCACTTCATTGAACAATTTGAAGACCCGTATGCTTTTGCTGGCAAAAGTTTTTTTACTAAACTTTCTTCTTCTAGTGTCGAGTATTCGTATTTTTGTCGAGATGTTCCCATCTGTTTATATTTTACCCACTCAATCCCAGGAAATCCTTCTACTAAAAGCCAATTAGAAAAAGTCTCTACCCATTGATAGGTTTCCGGTAGCTCCGCCCCCGTGTCAGCAAACAAGATTAAATCGGGTTTAATCCCTTTCAACACCATTGCAATTAACATGGCGGTGCTATTGGTTCCCCCACCATAGGAAACTATAATAGGAGAGTTTGGATCGGGTGCGGGTCTATTCTTTAAAATCCAAATAGGATCTTTAGCTTGAGTATCAACATGATCACCAAATAAATCCAATTGAGTTGTCATATTTCCACTTGCCCTCTGTATCCTTATATTTATAACTCTACTCCAGTTATCCTAAAATATCAACCCTCACTCAACTTTTTTGTAAAGAATTATGTCGCCCGTTGTGATCGCTTCCAAAAATTCAGTCCATGCGGGTTCTGCTGATTCCCGTCTCCAATAACGATAACCCATGCCGATGACGAGGGCTTTCAACTTCTCCCTGTCTTCTGGCTTGAGTCTGGCTTTGATTTCTTGCCTATGTTCGTGGGGCCTCATAAAAAATCCTGTGTAACTATTCACCAGTTATAACAGATTATTCACCATCTGGAAATAAATCTGGCAACGACGGGCGGTGGATCGTGGATCTAAAAAGCCGAATCCCTTACAGAATCCGGCTTTTACCTCTATCGGAGCGACAGGATTTGAACCTGCGACCCCTACCACCCCAATGTATTCTTGATATAGTTAATTCCTTATATCGTGGGGTTTTTGGGAGTTTGGGAACCTGAGATCCCAATTGTTGATCAATCAAATGCTCCTGATTCCCAATATTGTTTCGCAGCTTCCCACTGTTCAGAAGTAGCAGCGATATGAACCTGATGCCCAATATCTGCGAGCTTGGCTTTGTGATGATTGACAAGAGCCCCATTCAAAGACACTCCCTCAACTTGTTTTAAGCCTAAGCCATTGATCAGGGCATCCATAGTTTCTAGGGTTTTTAACCCGAATCCGTGGGGGTCGTAGGAGGTTCGGTTTTCTCCGGTACCGTCCGCCTTCCAGTAACGGGCGTGTAAAAGTTTTTGAGTCATAATAACCATCCAAAAACTGACTTTCTGACTTGTAGGCGATGATTGTTCCATTCTGAGGGCAATCCTTTGTAAATGCTTTGATAACGCTCTAAGGCTATCTCTGCGATTTCATATATCGCAGAAATGATTTTAGGATTGCCTCGCTTGTTTTCGGGGACGGTTTCTAATATCGCGCCCCCTAAAATAAATTTATCATCCGAATCATTTAGCAATCCCATTTCTAAAGCCAACCAAGCAGCCTTGGGGCTAGGTAAAATTTTGATCAAATCAACTAATTTTTTATTCATTAGACATCTCGCCAATCGTTAATTTTTGCGCGGATTTAAGGCATCGCACCCAGCCCATAAATTAAATCGGGGATCTTTGATTAAGTTCCCATTCCCGAAAAATTCTTTCCTCCGCTTTTGCACGGATTTTTTCTTGTCTCTCAATTTCTGGCCGCATTTCTACGGCCCTGTTTTGGCTCTGCTGATTGCAACAGGCAACAATGCCTGCTTTGTCAATTCTCAGGTTTCTGAGAATTGATTTTTTAGCTTTTAGAATTTCCTCAAATTCTGATTGATCCAAGTCGTTATACCAAGGTTGGCAAATCCCAACCAAGGCAGCCAATTTCTTCAAAACCTGGGTCATATTTTCCCAGGATATTTGCTCACAGTAGTCCCTGTTTTCGATCCAGAATTTAGCTGAAACTGCAATCCCTACCGCTTTCTTGATTTTGATTTCGCCCTCTCCAGGTTCGCCACCCAGAGATGAATAATATTTAGCAAAATCACGGCGGAGTTTATCCGCCCACTGAATTTGCTTTTCCGACCCCACAAGGGGAGGAAAAAACCAGTCAATTTTTTGTCCTGGCATATCCCAAATTGTTAATTGCCTCGGTGTCTCCACAACCGCCACCGCTTTCAAGGATTCCAACCGACCCTCAAGTTGAGTCAATTCAAAAGCCCACTTCCGAATTAGGCTTCGGACGCGGGCAAACTTGACTATCAAGCTATTTAATTGATCAATCCGTTTTTGGATTTGGTTTTTAGTAGAGATTGTGGAGTTTTTCATATTTTACGCCCGATTTAACGGCGGCGTCCCTGTTTTGCTTATACTAAAATATTGTAGCTACAAAATCAAAATATGTCAACCCCTAAATCAAAAAAACTTTTTAACCGCCCAACCGTTGTCAGGGTGAGGGTTTCAGAAGTTGAGAGGGAGAGGATAGAGGCGATCGCATCCTCAAGAAATCTATCCCTCTCGGAATTGATAAGATATTGGATCAATAATAGAGTTTGACGATACAGCTTTCCTTAGTCCAGAAAGCAAAATTAGGGAGCAAGTCGAGCTTTCCCTAATCGGTTCTTTTCGTACCATTCCGCAATTTGGGGAACCCATTCTTGAGTATGTGTCCACATCATTTCAGAGAGTTTTTGAATCTCTAACTGGGCATCTTTTTTGAATCTTAAATCGAGAAAATGTAACAGTGAACGTAGGTTACATGACATTACAAAATGCTGACGGAAATCGAACGGGATTAAACCCCTGGCGTGTTCTTCACTCATCCCAGACTCAATGTTTTGTTTATACAAACCACAAGCATCTACACAGTGTTGTAAATGGATTTCTCTTAATTCAGGTGAATAATAATATTTTTTGCCTTGGCGATCGCTGTAATTCCCCACCGGACGGAGGTAAAAAACATCTTCTAAACTTCTCTTGAAGTTGATTACATCAACAATCCTCTGCCCTGAGTAGCGCCCAGATTGAACATCGAAACTAGCTATTCTATGCCGGGTTGCCTGTTGCATCACACTATGGGGGAAATATCCCACACTAAAAACGATGTGGCAGTGCTCTAACACTCCAAAGTGTCCTCTATTTCCCTCTAGTAATCGTTTAACGGCTATCTCACCACACTCTTTTTCTGGGGGGGTTTTATCAATGCCTTCAAACACATAATTCTCGCTATAACATTGATGCAATGCCAGATAAATCATCTGTTGGGGATTAGCTGTTTTCGATAAAACCTCAACCTTGAATTTGTCCATTAGTCTCCTCTTTTGTGCATCTTTAGTCAAGAAACAATGCAATCGTTATTTCAATCCATAAAATAGGCAATCGTCTATTGCGGGATAGATACTTAAATCATCATCAACCAAACAGGGATGTTTCAATCCATAAAATAGGCAATCGTCTATTGCGGGATTTGTCAACCGCTCCCATCGTTTCACCTCTGGCATTGTTTCAATCCATAAAATAGGCAATCGTCTATTGCGGGCCCGAAAATTAATGGATATTATGCCAATCAGATTAAGAAAAACCTACAGACAAGGTTTCAATCCATAAAATAGGCAATTGTCTATTGCGGGCATCAAGAATATCTCTGTTTCAATCCATAAAATAGGCAATCGTCTATTGCGAGCACCTGCGCCTTCAATCATCACTAAGAAGCCACCGGAGTTTCAATCCATAAAATAGGCAATCGTCTATTGCGAGAATAGGGAATAGGGATTATTCATTTTCATCAGTCCAGTTTCAATCCATAAAATAGGCAATCGTCTATTGCGGGTTTTGCTAAGTCGGAATGGTAATTAGCATCAAAATCGTTTCAATCCATAAAATAGGCAATCGTCTATTGCGAGCAAATACTTGGTTAATTATTCAAGTATAGCATTAATGTTTCAATCCATAAAATAGGCAATCGTCTATTGCGAGCCGTGATCGCTTTGCTCCTAACTTTAAAGTTGTTTGTTTCAATCCATAAAATAGGCAATCGTCTATTGCGAGCCGTTTTGCGCTATTAAAATTAAAACTTTTAAACTTGTTTCAATCCATAAAATAGGCAATCGTCTATTGCGAGAGCTTAATCCGCAGTTGTTTCAGGCGTTTCTATCGAAATCACCTAAGCTCATTCGATTTATTATAGCATGAGTTTTGGTGGTTTCGGCAACTAAAAAATCGTGAACCCCGTTTTTAAACAAATCATCTGGAATCGTTATGGTGTCTGACTTTTTGGTTTTTTTCTTGGTTGCCTTTTTAGAACAGCTAGGGGTTGCCGAATTTTTATTAATCAGGAATTTATACCAGAAATTATCGGACAATTCCACACCTTGATTGATTGCCATTTGAGCTAAACCTTTTAACTTAATGTTCTGTCCTGAGTTGACATCACGAGCAACGGTATAACCACAATTAGAGCATTTGTGAGTGCGTTGAGATAGCTTTTTCTTCTCTTGATGTCCACACTTCGCACAACATAAAGTAGTTCCCCAATTATCAACCCGAATCACTAATTTTCCGTGTTCCTTTGCTTTGGTTTCTAATAAATCAATAGCTTGACCAATAGCTACATCACTCCCTGTTCTGTTACTTCCTCGTTTGCGTTTTTGACTATTTTTATCGTAGATAACTGTACCATTTTCGGCAACCACTGGATTTCCTTCTGTGTCTAATTTTGCCTTGGCTTTAGCTTTTCGGTAGACGTTGGCGGGTTTGTAATCCTCAACAAAAATCACGTCAAACCAATTGATTAAATTGGTAGAATGCCAGTGATTGAATGATCGGCGGTGACGGGCGATTTTCTCATGAAGTTTAGCAATTTTATTATTGAGTTTCTCCCAATTCTTAGTTTTCCCCTCGTTCATTCGATACTTGCGAGATAATTGTTGCTGCATTTTCCTTAGACGTTTTAGCGATCGCTTTAAAGGTTGTGCAGCCTCAATAGTATGACCATTATCCAATGCCATAACAAACTGATGTCCGGGGTCAATTCCACAACATAACCCTGTCTTCTTGGCTTGTTTGACAGGGACGGACGCAGTTAATTGTACATACCACCCCGACGCTTTTTTGCAAATTTTCATCGGGTTAAAATCGCAACCATACCACCGTTTATCAAATCCAATTACCTCGATATAACCCAATTTTGGAATATTGACCTTACTGTCCTTAACGCCTAGATCCTTAGCGTTGTAATGGATTAAAGTCATCACCTTATCTTTAGCTGTTTTGAAACGTGGACGGCTGTGGCGACCCGCTAGAAATCCCTCCCAAGCCTTTGATAGTTCATGCGCTACACCTTGAATGAATTTTGCCGGGCAATCGGTGAAATTAACTTTTCGCTCCTCACCCCTAACTAAATAAGTCACAATCCGATCCTTGTGGTGCTGATGTCCAAATACCTTTAGGAACCCGTATAGTACCGACTTTTTAGAATCCAGTGAGTCAATAATAGGGCTATTTTCATCAATGGCAACGGGATGGATTAACCCCCTTTTCTTCTCGACTCGCTCAATCCCCATCTTCCAATCTGGGATCTCAATTCGTACCCATTGCTTGAGCTTGCGGTCGTATCGTTGCAGGGGAGTTGCAGGGACGTTAGACTTTGACAGTTTATCGTAAGGGTTCCACTCGTTAAATTCCTCTATCAGTCCTAACGAGCGATTCCAAACCCACTTACAAACTAGCATCCAATCTTCTAGGGTTCGCTCTTGTTCTGAAGATAGAATGAGTTTAAACTCCTTTGTTCGCACATTTTCGCTAAAATTAGACATACCTATTTAAAAAATTGAAACGTATGTATTGACATTTCCATTATATACAACTATAGTGGAATCACCGACGTTTAGATCGGCAAGCCAAAAGCTGCCCTTGGAGCCGAAAGGATTAACGATTAGGCGATGAAGAGGGAATATTCTCTAACCAGATATGGTTAGCAATTTAAAAATAGGTAATTAACTTAAAGGGGCTTCGGCCCCTTTTTAGTAGACTCCATCTATTTTTGAAACCGAAATAGACTACACTAAAGGGACGTTCAACTTATAGGAATACCCCCGCGACACTCGAAATGTCCGGGGATGAGTCAACCTGTATAAGAGTCAACCTTGATAATCTCAATCTCAACACAAAGGGCTTTCAATCTCTCAAAAGCCACCACCGGATCGGCTTCAAAATCAACTGGACTAGATCCGGTCATCGGAGCGTCAGACACCGCCCCTAATGGCTCAAAAGCACGGGATTTGTTATTCCAAAAAAACACTCTGTTAATATGTCGCTCTATTGCTTCCGGTGTTTCGAGAAAACAGTAGATTAGTCCTGCGACAATAGCCTGTCTGACATCGGTTCTGAATCGCCTTTTATCGAGTTTAATTGTCCATAATTCAGATAAAAGTTCCTCGTCTGTTTGTGCATCATACCAGAGACACTCACAAGAGAATGTGTGGAGGTCGTTGGCATGAATTTTTTGGGCGGGTTGAAATCCTTTTTTAGTTGTCTTCATAAAGATTAATTGATTTTAAGATTGCCAAACCTAGCTCTTTAGCCAACAACGGCGGCACGGCATTTCCGATTATTTGTTGACTTAAAGATTTGGATTCTGGGAATTTGTAATCATCGGGAAAAGTTTGCAGCCGTGCCGTCGCTTTTTGACTAATCCGTTTGATTTGACTTCCCTGTACGATGTCCGCCCAATGGGTCGAAACACCCGCCATAGCTCGAATTGTTGGACAAGGCTTGTTTTGTGGAGTCGGTAAAATATTCTTGATACAGGCTCCCGCACGGGGGATTAACAAAACGGGTGAATGAGAGGCTTTTTCCGGTAAACCC